CTTAGTGGAGTTTCCTATGATGCCGCTAGGATGGACACATCAAGCGGCGCAGTCCATATCTTGACTATCTTGCGGCAACATGAAATAAGTTGCTCTGCCTAGAGCAAGGAGTCTGCAATGGTCCATGTTTATGACTACACCGGCGCCATGGGGAAAAGGTCCGTCGCTGACAGGGTTAGCGATGCCGTCATGCGCCACAACGAGATCAGTCTTGGCGTGCTTTACAACAAGTTCAGGAAATCCAAGCGCGCCGACATAGACGACGCAGTCGCATCTTTGGTTTTGGACGGAAGGGCAGAGGTTCAGGTTAGGACGAAAAACGCTTCCGGCGTTGCGTTCAAGTGGGTTGTTTGGCGAGGCGCACAGGAAGGTTAGTCCTTGCCCCCGCGCCCCGAATAT